CAATTTATAAATAATATTATTATGTTCTTGTTTAACATTTTCTGAAAATGTTAAAAGTTTCAAGATATTATTTAATTTAGTATAAAATAAAAATTTATGATTAATTAAATTGACTAATTTAATTTTAAAAGCTTTATGATTATATTTATATTCCTTTGGACTTTTAATAATCTTATTAATAGTTTTTTGTAATAATTCGTAATCAGTTATATTAATATTATCAAAAATATAATCGAATTTAATAAATATATTATTGTAATCATTATAATCAAGATTCTCCAAATTAGATAATTCTTCAATATCTAAAGTATCAATTATATTTTTTAATGATGGTTTTACATCATTAAAAACCTTAGATATATTATCATAAGAATCTGTTTTTAAATAATTAATTTTAACAGGAGTTTTGATATAAGACAAAATTTTATCTGATAAAGAATCATTAATAGTATAAGTAGGTGTTTTAAAATATATTTCATCAACAGGAATATTAGTATCATCATGTGATAATAAAGGATAATATACATTATCCATTAACTGAATATTAGTCTTAGTTATAGGTTTAAAACGAACTTTAGTAGAATTATTATCATAATCAATAGTGAAGAATAATTTATTTTTTTCTTTATTAACTAAATTAATATCAGTTTGTTTATTTAATTTTTTAAAAGTTTTAATAAAATCAATAATGTCATCTTCTGGATATTGAGTAATATAAGAATCTGTTATAAGTATATAATTTGTAGTATCTATTTTTTTAACATCAATAGTATCGTAAAATAAATCTACAAAACCATTAGTTTTATTTAAATCTTTAAAAATATTATATAATTCATTAAAGATTTCTTTTTTAGAAAAAGCAACAAATGTAGGATTATCTTTAATAATTTCATCATATGTTAAAATTTCAAAATATTCAATATCTGGCAAATCTTCCTCTATATATATTTTATCATATTCAATATCTTGTTCATTGGTGTTTTCTATATTTTGTATTTCTTCAATATCTGTAAAATCCTCCATATAATAACTCTTCTTATTAGATAAAATAAAAAAAAAATGACTATAGAATTTACCGCTAAATTAAATAATGGTATTCAAAATAATATATTTATCAGACTTATTATTCCAAGGTTATAATATAATTATAAATACATCTCAATTTGAAAGTATAAATGAATTAATTAATTATTTTAAAAATAAATTAATTGCAATATTAGAAATTAATAATTTATTTATATTATCAGAAAAGGTTAAAAAAATGAATTTACATATACATTATTATAAATTTTATCATGATATATTAAATAGTACTAATGAAACAATATATATATGTTCTCATGAACATTAAATTAATCTATAAATTTATTCCATTCATTTTTTATATCTTGTAACATATCAATAATAGATTTACAATTATATTCTAAGAATTGTTTGAAAATATTTTTATCAATAATATCAATTAATGTAATACGAATAACCAATAATGATTTTAAAGGATGTGGTGTAATATAACCACAATAAGAACATTTGATATTATTTATAATTGATTCTTCATTTCTAACAAATTTATTATGAATAATAGACTGAATAGTATTTCCTAAAGTATCATCTTCATCATTAATATTAAAATCAAAAGTGTTATCAGAATTATTATATTTAATAATATCAACATCTGTAGAATCATTGTTATTAATATTAGTAATTAGATTATTCAATTTATCTATTAATATTTCAATAGCTTTATTAATAAGATATTTTGGTTTAATATAAATATTAATTGGTTCTAATTCAAATTTAATTAAATTGGGATCACCATATTTATTAGTATAATACGCCCTTTCTTTATCTAAAATTGAAGTATTATCATCAATTTTAGATGGGTCAGTAACAAATGAAAATGCTGATAAACATACGGGTGAAAAGGCAGAATTAAATTTACCATTCTTTTTAACTACTTTTGCTTTAAAATGCAATTGTTCATTTAATCTCAATCTTGTTATAAGAATATTATTTTTTGTTACTTTATTTTGTGGAAAAATTTCACTTAGTTCTTTTTTTGTAATTTCTACATCATCTCTTGTACCTTTTATATCAGCGGTAGTTACGTTTAATAATTCACTATTAATATTTTTGACATTTAATTCAAGTTCAATAGAATTATCTTCATAATTATCAATTTCGTCTTCTTTTAAAAATAAAGGAATCAATCCAATACGATGAGATATAAATTCATTATGAAGTGGTCCATCATTAACAATAATATTTATAGTACTATTATCTTCTCCAATAGTTCCGGGAATATGGATATCTGATAAAATAATTCTTCTAATAGAATTTATTAATGCTAAATCTACATCTTTAATTTCAAATGAATATCTATTGGTTGGTTCATTGGGGTCATAAATATAATTTGAGAACATGTCTTTCTTATTAAATGTAAATTTAATTTTTAAATCATTTTTTATAAAAAATGATTTAAAAATTATAAATTATATTATAATGTCAATTAAAACTAAAGCTGTAATAAAAAATATTAAAAATAAAATAGATATAAATAATGAATATAGTATAATAGAATTACATAAAATACTAACAAATGAGTATAATTTAGTTAAAAATTTCAAAGGAATAACATTTAAATTAACACATGAAGTACCTATGATAAAAAAATGATATAAACATTTTATTATTATTAAATATAATTAATGGCAAATAGTAATACTACAAATAGTGACTCTTTTATTTTTCATGAAAATAGTAAAACAGAACCTTATTATACTACAACTACGAATAATGCTATATCTTTAAATACTTCAAATAATAAAATTGTTGATTTCTTTATGATGATGGGTAGAGATTTATCTGATGAAAATTTAGATAAATATATGGAGGATTGTTGTAAAATAGATCCACATATGACAATGGCAATATTATATAATGCAAGAGATAGAAATAATGGAAAAAAAGAAAAAAATGTAAGTAATCGCGGTATGTTATGGTTTATAAATAATAGAAAATATAATACATATGATAAAAATATTAATACTTATATAAATAAATATGGATGTTGGAAGGACTTGTTATATATTATGACAAAAATGCCTAAAAATTCTACTAACAATGAAATTGAATTAATTGCTAAACAATTAATGGAAGATAAAAAGAATTTAGATGAAAACCCAGACGCAAAAATATCATTATGTGCAAAATGGGCACCAAGTGAGAATAATCATTATGATAAAAAGAGAGATTGTGCGAAAAAGATAGCTAATTTTATTACAAATTATGACAAAAAGGCTTTAGAAATATATAGAAAAGAATATTTAAAACCTCTTAGAGCTAAAATTAACATAGTAGAATCAATGATGTGTAAAAAAAAATGGGAAGAAATTATATATGAAAAAGTACCAGGTGTGGCATCTAATAGATTAAAAAATGCATTTTTAAAAAATGATACAGAAAGATATAATAAATATTTAAGTGAAGTTAGAAGTGGTGAAAAAAAAATAAATGTAACTGGTATATTACCGCATGAATTAGTAAATCATTATTTAAAAGATAATGAATATAATGAATCAATTGAATTACAATGGAAAACTATATTAAAAAACATTAAGGAACTGGGATTATTTGAAAAATTATTACCAGTTGTTGATGTATCGGCTTCTATGTTTTCTGCAAATAATGGTAGTATACCAGCACAAGTATCTATTGCAATGGGTATATTAATATCACAATGTACAAAAGGTGTATTTGAAAAAAAAGTAATAACATTTAGTGAGACACCAAAATTTCATGAAATTCGGGGAGAAAGTTTATATGAACAAGTTAAAGATATTAGAGAAATGAATTGGGGTGGTTCAACTAATTTTGAGAGTGTATCTGATTTAATTATTGATATGGGTATAAAATATAGATTATCCGACAATGATATGCCCAAAAAATTAGTAATATTATCTGATATGCAATTCGATCATGCACAATATAATGGATATAATAATGATAATAATGATAATAATGATAATAATGATAATAAAATCGAATTATTATATGAAACAATTAATAAAAAATATAAAGCATCCAACTATTCGGCACCAAAATTTATATATTGGAATTTAAATTCTGATTATAATAATACATTTCCTGTTGATATATCAACTAATGGTACAGCTTTAATATCTGGATTTTCAGAACAATTATTGAAAATATTTATGGAATATGACGACTTTACACCAGAATTGGTAGTTAATGGAATTTTAAGTAAATATATGTCTGATGTATATATCGATATGAATGAATTTAAGTAAAGTAAGATTTATTATATATATATTTATTTTTTTTAATTATATAAAAAAATGATATTCTAAATAAAATAGGAAGATTATGTCTGACAAATTATTTATACCTATTAAATTTAATACAACTATAACTTTATTACCAAAAGAATTGAGTGATGATTTTGAAAATACATTTTTAAAAAAGGTTAAAAATAATTTAGAAGGTATGTGTTCAAAACACGGATATATAAAGAAAGGTAGTATTAAAATAATTAAAAGATCAATCGGACAATTCAAAAAACAACATTTTAATGGCAATATTATATATGACTTAAATTGTCTTGCTGAAATATGTAATCCAGCACAAGGTTCAATAATAAAATGTAAAATTAAAAATAAAAATACAATGGGATTATTAGCAGAAGGTTTATATGACGGAATTCCAATATTAGAAATTATTATACCAAAAATTTCGGCCGGTATTATATCTGAAATTAATATAGATGAAGTAAATATTGGAGATTATATCAATATTGAAGTTTGTGGTAAAAAATTTATGCTATATGATAAAAATATTTCTATCATTGGTCGTGCTATTAAAAATAAGGAAGAAAATATTAAGAATATTATTCAAGATGAAGCTATTGAAAACGATGATGACGATATAGAACCTAATATTTTAGGAGATAACTATGACGAAGACGATGATGATAATAGCGATGATGAAGATAATATTATTAGTGGTGGAAAAGTATTAAATAATAATAATGATGAAAATATATCAGACGATGGTGTTGAAAATGATGAAAATTTAAGTGATATTGATGAATTGGATAATCTATCTGATATTAGCGATGTATTATCTGTAGGGGGCGATGATTATTAATCATATAAATAATATATTCATTATATTATATATAATGAATAGTGATAAAGATTTGAAAATAAATAATATAGAAATATGTAAACATATACAATTAAATATAAATAAATTATCAAATATGGAAATTGATGAAATATTTAAAATATTACATAAAAATAATAGTGTTTATACAAAAAATAACAATGGTATTTTTGTTAATTTAAATTGGATTAACGATAATATATTAATAGAAATTAATAATTATATTATTTTTTGTTTAAAATCTCAAAATGAAATTGAAAATTATGAAAAAAGATTAAATAAATTTAATGATACAATAAATAATTATAAAGAAAAAACAGAAGATAAAAAAGATGATATATCATCACTTAGTAATGGTGAAGAATTAATAAATCCAGAAATATTAGAAAATACAAATAAAACTATACGAATTTCATCAAGTATGAAATTTTATTTATTTAAAAAAAAATTTTTAAAAAAAAATCTAATACCACCACCTTA